GGCGTTGATAGCGGTAGCAGGAGCCGCACCCGGCGCTTCTTTCTGAAGGTCAGCAATAACCGAGCCACCAAGCGAACTAATTTTCTGCTTGAGTGAAGCATCACACATGAGATCGGTAGGCGTACCACCGTTATCAAAGCAACGCTCCATAGCGAGGTTAATCATTGCCATCGTCAGAACTGCATCAGAACCCGAAGGGCTTGCTTTAGACGTACCGTTAGGATAGCCAGCCGTAGGCGAACCTTGGTTGACGATACCAACAACAGGAGAAGCCGAACCATCAATTATGTTTGACGTTCCTGCCGCGGCAGTACCAAGCCAAGACATTACAGCCGCAGTTTTACGAGCAGTACCCGTAGCACCAGCAACAGCAAGGTCTTCAGACAGTAGCATCTTTTCCATATCGCGCTTAATTTCTTTTGCGCGTTTGGCAAGTTGATACGCCTGAGATGAACGACGGCCAGCAAAATCCACCGCCTCAGCCGTCCCACTCGTTTGCACCGCTTTGTAACTTATTTGTGCATAATTACCCAGACGGCGTGGCTCTGCAACAGCAAGTGCGTTCATGCTATCGTCACCTTCTAACTGCTGGTTAGCGGCGGCGGCGGCAAGTTCATCAGTCTGCCATTCAAAGTAAGTGTTGTCACACGACCCTTTGCCCACGCTCGACATAAACGGCGTGTCCATCGGGCTGATATTGTAAATGATATTACTTAGGTCTTCCCTAATGCCAACGGCACTATAGGTAGTCCTAGTATTAGTTGCGATTGCCATAAAATGACTCCTTTATTATTATAGTTCTACATAATCTTCAAACAGACCTGCGGCATCTTCTGCCTTTCCTGTCTGCTGTAGACGTTTCATTTGTTTGGTACGCTTTGCTTTATCAGTATCAGCCTTGTTTACTTTAGCCTTGCTCCGCACTACTTTAGGTTTGTTTTTAACTTTTTTAGACCTAACCGTGTTTTGCTTTTTCTGCATATCTTCATATGCTTTGGCTTGCATAAGTACAATGATTGACCTGTGATCGACAAGTTGACTTAACTCTTCTTGTGTATATCCTTTGCTTAGAGCAAATTCCGATACGGCTTTAGCCATTGCCTGCCGTTTATCGTCTTCTGCCCACTGCGGGATAAGTTTCACCATCTTCTGATGCTCTTCCTGAACAATACGCTGATGTTCTTTCTGAGCCTCTACTTGCGCTTCTTCCTGTGCTTTTGTTTGGGCTTGCTGTAGAGACTGAATCTGATCTTGAGCCTGACGATATTCATCACGCTTGGTTAGATATTCCTCTCTATCTTCCATCTTAAGCCTTTCCCAATCAACATTCTGGAATTGCGATAAATGTGAATAGTTAGTTTCAATTGCTTGTGCGACAGCACTAACGTACTGATCTCTGGCTTGCTGAGTCTGAGCAATTTCATTTTGATAGTTTTCTACTACCTGATCTATCTGCTTTCGATATTCTGCAAGTTGTTGAGTTTTCCTTGTGTAATCCGCTTGTCGGGAGTAGCCTTTGACGAGTTCTTCTTCCGTGACTTCATGTTCCTCTCCGTCTACTGTTACAGTATAGAGAGTTGTCTCTTCCGAGTCGTCTTCAACTTCTTCTTCATCGAATTCTTCAGATTCATCATCATCAGAAATTTCTTCTTCGGTTTCTTCAACCTCTTCTTCAATTTCATCAGTTGTTTCCTCTAAAGCGTCTTCAGTTACTTCTTCAGACGGCGATGCCTCCTCTTTCTCTTCCGGTTCCTCTAACGAGTCCATGAGTCCAAGTATCGCATCTTGGGCTTCAGATATACTACCGGGTGCTTTGGGTAGTTCACCTGTAAGTTGTGGGGCTGTTTGCGTATCCACCATAATAATCTCCTATATGTGGTATTCCTTAAGTTTCTTCGCCATATCTCCTGTTTCCACAATGGAGGTTAGATGTAGACGTATCCGTTCAAGGAGTCTTAATGACAGCCAGATTTGTTCTCTGGCCTCTACTTCACTGACTCCCGAAGAATTCCAAGAGTTCAGTAAATTTTTTTCTAGCGTTTCAAACGCTTCGTTGAACAACTTATCTGAGAGGAGGCGTCTAGCGTGTTCCTCTCTTAGTTCGTTACTCATATTTATCCTATCTTGATTTTGGTGGCCGACCTATACCGGGATTCATTGCTTTATTATATCTAACTCTTTTTCTTGTTTGAGTTGGAGATAGTCTACGCCACTCTGACCAAATTTTATCTTTTTCTTCCATACTTTGAAAAGGTAAAGATGCTTTATATGCTCTTGCTGTTTGACCTATAATATTTCCTGTTCCAGTTCCTTTAACTGTAGATTTTCTATTTTTTGGTTTTACATATCTTGGCATAGTATTATCCTATAGCAATGGGTCTATTTTGTTCTGCTTCAAGTTGTAGTTCAGCCGCTTTCAGTTGAGCCTCTACAGCAGATTCAGCCGCTTCCTGTTGAAGTTTCTGTTGTTTCAACTGTAGGTCAGCCGCCTTAATTTGCAGTTCCTGTTGTTTAACCTGCATCTCCATCATCTTTTCTTGCTCTGCCGGATCAGGTTGTGGAGGAACCATCTCTGGGTTAGTTAAGAAATCATCTACATTCTGGAAGCCCATGTTCTTTACAAGCGCGGCTCCCATGTTGTACAGGTTCTTTTCGTTGACAATGTTGAGTCCACCGCGCATTGCATCGCCAGCAAACTGTAGCATAGTAGTCAGGTGCATCAACTGTTGGTCACGATTACCATTACCAATTCCTACGGCAACTGTGCAGTCCATTTTGTCACGCCACATATCAGGACGGACAGGAACCCACTGGTTGCGTAGTTTGACTACACGCTCTTTGTCTTGGTTCTTAAGGACAAGTTCGTAAATACAACGCATCAAATCTCTTACGCCAGTTTCGGCAAAGCATCGCGCTATTAACTCTACTCTGGATTGAGCGGCTGTCATTGTAGCGTTTACTGCGGTAGCCGTAGTGTGAGAGGTCAGTGCATTGTCGTTAAGACCTTGACTGTATTTGTTTACGCCTGATCGTGACTCTCTCTGTTGGTCAAGATAACCTAGCATCTGGAATGAGGAAGGCTCAAGTTGCGGAGTCGCCAATGGCATGATAGCGTTAGGTGACTTAACTCGTACCACACCGCCCGGACGTTGGGATAGCAAATCATCTAGATTCGCTTGACCTTCAAGGACTGCGTACCGACCAAAGTTCTGGTTGTACATATTGTCCATGAGATTCCGCATTAACGTACTCTTNATGAGTTGCAAGTCCATGATAAGGTCTGCAATAGACAAACCAAAGAACTTATGAGGAATCTTTACCGGAGTAATGCTGACAAACGGAATCTTGTCAATAGGATCGTTAGCAAGAATCTTACTACCTACTGAACAAACCTTTCTTAGTTCGGCAATACCATCGCCATCGTAGTCTGTTTTAAGAAATGACTCATGCAACCAGTAAGTTCTGAGTGCTTCTTCGCTATCAGACTGAGAACCCCAGCCTTCAAAGTAGTTAGCAGAATCGTCAAACTCGTAACGGCTAAGTCTTTCAGAGGAGAAAGCCGCCATATCGTCATCACCACCACCCATTTCTCTAGGGTCGAGGTCTTCATCAGGATACATAAGGCGTAACTCTGACAAAGTTTTTCTGACACGATGGCAAACAAACCTAGCATCCTGAATATCTTTAGCCTCACGGCTAATAAGAAACTCATCAGGTGGTACGTTTTCAATCTTTACCCGCCCTGTATATGAGGTTCGTTTAATAACAACATCGTGTTTTGCGCCATAATCATCAACGTATGGAGTGTGTTCCATAATCTCAATGTCTGGCGACATAATAAGTAGGTTGAATTCCTGTTCGTCAAGACCGTTATACTCTTCACGGTTCCAGTCTTCGTAGTCATCCCACCATACTTTAACGATGCCGTTCTTTTGGAGGAGAGCATCAGTGAACCAAGTGTAAAGGATTTCCCAACCGTTGTTATCTTTTGTAAAGATATGGTTGACGTAATCGGTGGCCTGTTCTGCCGACTCTACATCTTCTGGTCCATGAGGCTCAAATGTAACCATTTCATCGCCACTGGCGAACACTCTCATTAGTGACGGTTTAATCCATTCAATAGTATCCATAACAGAAGAATCAACGTACTGACTCCTGCCTTCTACTTCATTACCAAATGGAAGTGCATAGTAGTAATCCATAGCAGATTCTCTCTGCTTGGATACAGTGTCATTATAGCCTAGAGAGTCAGTGATTTCTCCCTGAACTCTGGCTAATAGTTCTTCGTCTGTTACTTTAGATGATGCCATATTGTTTATATTCTATATCGTTTGTCCAAGTTGGATCACTGCCAGAAACAGCGAATCGTCGTGATAATACTGCGTACCGTGTCGCGCTCATTAAATCGTCTTTGAACGGAACTACTTTGCCGCCCTTTCTGTGGTACATTCTAAATTCTTCAAACCAATCAGTCAATGTGTTGAATACATGGAATCTCCCATCCTCCATATACTGCAACATATCCATCAGACCTTCCTCTACGGAATTGCCACCTTTGTTCTGCCCGAGGGCTGGAGGATTGGTAAAATG